AAAGAACTTAAAATAATTGCTGAATACCACGATCAATTAGAGGTAATTAATAAGTATTTTAAAAAAAAAGATCCGTTTAAATCAAAAGAATAATGCCTGTTTATACATTTATTAATACTAAAACAGAAAAAGAACATACTGATTATATGACTATTTCAGAAATGGAAGAGTATTTGAGTAAGAACAAACATATCCGTCAGAAAATTATGCCTATAAATATAGTTGGTGGTGTATCAGGTATTACACACAAGAACGATCAAGGATGGAAAGAAACACTATCAAAGATTGCTGAGGCAAATCCACATACGCCTTTAGGTCGCCAACACGGCAAGAAAGATGTTAAAACAATCAAAACAAAACAAGCAGTAGATAAAATGAAAAAGAAATACGGAGGTGTAATCTAATGTCAGATAATCTACCAGACTATATGCGAGGGTTTGATATTTCAGATGATTGGGGAATGACACCTGTATCATCTACACCTAAATCAGAACCTACAGTTGATCCAAGTATTATAGAAAATTCAAATTTAGAACTATCTAAAGTCAAAGAAGATGTTAAAGATATTAAATCTATGATGAATGAAGTTATGGAAATTGTGGCACAAAAAGAAACAATCACAAAAGAAATAACAGACGAAACGGTTAATCAAAGATTTAAAGATATAGAAAAGATAGTTTTACCGTTTTTATATAATTTAAGTAAAAGTGATGAACCTTATATACATTGGCCTAATAGAGGACCGATTATTAAGGCACAAATAGAGAAAATCTTAAAACTAACAAGAGGTTAATATGAGTGTAAAACAAATAATTAAACATAATCATAAAGAACTAAAATCACAAGTAGGTGAATTGGAAGAATTACGTAATAATGATAGATCAACTTACAGTTGGTATAATTTAAGACAACTCAAAAAACTAAAACTAAAAGCAAAGGATAAACTAAATGAGATTAAGCAAAAGCTTCACGCTTAACGAGATGGTCAAATCCCAAACGGCCGAAAGGGAAGGTATTAATAACAATCCTAGTGAGTCACAAATAGAGGCTTTACAAAGATTGTGTGAGAACATACTTCAACCAGTACGTGACCATTTTGGAATGCCTGTAACTGTGTCAAGTGGGTTTAGATCAGCACAATTATGTCAAAGAATTGGCTCATCTATTAATTCACAGCACGCTTCTGGCCAGGCAGCGGATTTTGAAATATTTGGAATTAGCAATCAGGAACTTGCTCATTGGATTGATAAAAACTTAGACTATGACCAAATGATATTAGAGTTTTGGAATCCTGAAGATAAAAACAGCGGTTGGGTACATTGTTCATACAAGAATCCTGAAGAAAACCGAAAAGAGTTTTTAAGAGCATATAGAAATGAAAGTGGCAAAACTTGTTATGAAAAATACTCTTATATTAAATATGGTGGACAAGAACCAACAAAAGACGATTTAGACAATATGATGATGGACAAGGGCATTTAAAGCTTGACTTTTCATTAAATAAGTGATATATTGGTTATATTATGACTAGAAAATTTAATTTTATTGATTTGAATAAATCATTACTTCCTAAAACCAAAGGTATGTCAATAGATGGTTTTAGATTTTATAATATTGACGGCAAAAACTATCCATCTGTTACGACAGTATTAGGCCAACTTAAAAAAGATGGTCTACAAAAGTGGCGTGATAGTATTGGTGAAGATGTGGCTAAATGGGAAATGGGTAGAGCAGCTCGTAGAGGTAAATCAACTCATACTTTAGTAGAACAATATCTTAAAAACGAAACACCAAGTATTAGAGATGTGTTGCCATTAGGTTTATTTAAATTATTAAAACCTTACATAGATCAAATAGATAACATACATTTACTAGAAGCAATTATGTATAGTAAAAAACTTACAATTGCTGGTCAAGTAGATTGTGTGGCAGAATACAATGGTAAGTTATCTGTAATTGATTTTAAAACAGCAAACAAAGAACGACAAGAAGATTGGATTGATAATTACTTTATGCAAACCACAGCTTATGCTCATATGTACGAAGAAACTTTTGGTACACCTATTGAACAGGTCGTTGTTTTATTAGCAAGTGAAGACGGTACTTCACAATGTTTTATAAAGGAAAAGAAAGATTATGAACAAAATTTAATGAAGGCAATTGAAGGATTTTATAAATATTATGAAGAATTAAACAAAGATAAAATCAAGCAAGTAGATTAAAAAGGTGGCCTCGTTTTATCAGCAAAGGGGCTATGAAAAAAATAATTTTAGGACTATTACTTTTTTGTGTAACATCATTTGCTAACGCAAATGGTTTATATCAGGTACAAATTCCTGTTGTATGTGGAACACCAGATGTTGTTGAAAGTTATATTAAAGCAAAAAATTTTGATGCCGTTGGTATTAGTTTAGGAAGAGCAGGCAGCCAACCAGATGGCGAACCTGTTTTCTTACTAACATTTTATGCTAATTCAGATAATGAGTCTTTAATAACAATGGACACACCATCAGGCGTTGAAAGATGTATATTATTTCACTCTTTCAATACTGCATTATTACCTGAAAAACAAGGCACATAGAATTTAACGTTGAAGGTTTGATAATAACCGAACTGGACGTGGTTTCAATACCACCACCTCCACCAACTCTAAACATATCTAAAGGTATGCTTTGAGGGGGTGTAAGGGATCGACAGGCGATTAAAACTTACTGGAGTTAAATGGCTGATACCCTACTATCAAATTATAAATGCTAACGAAAGTTATGCACTTGCTGCCTAGTTAATAGGTAACGGCGTTGGTGGGTACGTGGCAACAGAAACCCACCCTTTACAAACGAGTAAAAATGTGATATAGTGAGGATATATGAATAGTAAAGAGTTTAGTTTAAAAATTGAGAACGTGGTCAAAGAAAAAAAATGTTCTTATATGGACGCCGTAATATTATACTGTGAAGAATTAGAAGTAGATCCAGGCACAGTATCAAATCTTATTTCAAAATCATTAAAAGAAAAAATTAAAGCAGAGGCCATTAATTTAAGAATGGTCAAATATCCGAAGTGTGGTCAATTACCTGTTTAATTTATGTATGGTGGGTTTGATGTATTTAAAGTGTATTTGGGAGTTAAGTTACACTTCACAACGGATACATATGATTATATTAAATATGAGGGAAAAGTTAACTGTAAATTAGATACCTTTACAAAAAGAAATGATAGGTATTTTTTTCACAAGTTAAGTAAACAATATGGACAAACTGATATACTTGATTTCTTTGTTGCTAACTTCGCTTCAGATAGCAAGGGATGGATTGGTAATTTGTTACAAAAAGATGGTAGAGATGTTTACTTGGATTTTAAAAAGCGTAAAGAAGCCTTTGCCTATCATTTTAGGGACGATTTGGTACGGATCAATAATGACTTTATGTCTAATAGCCTTTCTTTTGATGATGGTTTTGTATGTGGTAATGGACAACATCCTAGATTGCTACGCTTACTTATTCAAAAAAGAGCGTCACAGCAGACCGTCATTGTGCTTGACCACTTTTTGTCGTTTAGTAAGAATTGGAATAAAAAAATTACCGAGAAAGTTGTATGGCCTAAAATCTCATCTACGCTTACCAGACTAAAACCTTTTATTCGGTTTAATGAAACTGAATGTAAAATGATTATGAAAGATGTTTTTGTAAACAAATGAAAAGAGTATTTTGTATAGGTAATGGTGAGAGTCGCCAGAGTTTAGATTTAAGAAAATTAAGAGAATACGGTAAGATATATGGTTGTAATGCCCTATATAGAGATTTTACACCAGATGTATTAGTTGGTGTAGACCAAGGCATAATGCACGAAATATACCATAGTGGTTATTGTCATAATAATATTTGTTATTTTAGAAACTGGTCAAAAGTACCTGCTGAACTATTTGATAATATGATTAAGGCTGGTGCTACAGATGAAGATTTAAGATTAGCAAGAGAAGAAGGTGCTTTTTACGAAAACAAAAGAACACCTGAAACCAATCAGTTTGTAATGCACGGTTCAAGTGTGGCAGGTGTGGCTCACGTTGTTAGAAAAGATAAATCAAAACATAAAAAATATGTACAACAAAAATCAATTAAGATTTCCTGGATTAAAGATAATGACAAGTCAAATTGTATAAACGATATATTAAAAGATAAAAAAGATCCAGGTTGGGCAGCTGGTCCTATATCAGGCTATATTGCTTGTACTAGAGAACAACCTGATGAAGTCTATCTAATAGGCCACGATTTAAATAGTACAACTGGTAAAGTTAACAATATGTATAAAGGCACACAAAATTATGTATTACCAGAACACGCTCCAACACCTAGTGTGAATTGGGTACAACAATGGAAACAGACATTTTGGGATTTTAATGGTAAAAACAAGAATAAAAGAATACAGTTTTTTAAAGTTAACCCTAATTTAAGGGATATTAATGAAGTCAATGGTCCTGTGAGAGAATGGGACGGTACGGTAACCAACCTACAGTATATGGATATGAAACAGTTTTATAAGAACTTTAATCTCAAATGAACATTGACATTTTAGTAAAATTATGATATATTAGGAGAAATATGTTTGATAAAATAATATATAAAATTTGTGACAAGGTAGTTTCTATCTGTGAGTCAATCAAAGGTAGAATTAAGACAACACCACAAAAAGATTGGTTAAAAGGCTATCGTAAGTGGAAAAGTCGTATAAATAATAATGAAGGCGATTAAACAGCCTACACAAATACAACGAATACAAAGCAATAAGGAGAAAATATGGACTTTGAAACATTA